TTAATCCCATTAAATATCGGGCCTACAAGACTCATTAAGTTGTTCCAAATTCTAGATAAATGACTGCTTATAAAATCCCAAACAGACGATGTAACATTTTGAACCGATGTCCACAAGTGACTGAAAAATGAACTTATTGGCGTCCAAATTGATTGAGCCACGCTTACTATTCCATTCCATATAGCGGTTAGTGTTGAAGTGATAACGTTCCAAACAGTTGTGAATATATTGGTCACGATATTCCATAGTTGACTAAAGAAATCAACTAAACCGTTCCAGATTGTTTTCCCGGTTTCAACAATACCTTGCCAAATAGTCGTTAGCACTTGTTTGATCCCTTGCCATACAGTAGAAAAGACTTCTTGGACTTGTGTCCATAAATTCATGAAATATTCTTTTAAAATATTGAAAATGTTTGTGGCCGCTTGAACAATCATTTGCCATATTGTTTGTGCTACGGTCTTGATTGTTTCCCATGCGCCAGACCAATCGCCTTGAATCACTTGCATGACAACTTTAATAATTCCTAGAACGACTTCCAACGCAACGCTTATGACCGTTTGGATAACTTCCCACACGACTTGTGTGACCGTTACAATGGTCTGCCACGCTGTTTGAATAATCGGAACAATAACAGCCATCGCCGTTTGAATAATTGTTTGGATAACAGTCCATCCTGTTTGCACAATCGTTGAGATAACACTCATCACTGTTTGAATAACCGTTTTGATTAAGTTCCACCCTGTTTGAACAATAGGCATGATAACGGCCATTGCCGCTTGAACAATCGTTTTGATGACGTTCCACGCCGTCTGAATTGTTGATTTAATTAATTCTTGGTTTTCAGAGATAAACGTTTGAATTCGAGTCCAGATTTGCGAGACAAATTCAAAAATTGATGTTAGAACCGTTTGAATAATTTGAGAAATGAAGTCCCATGCGACTTGAATCACTTGTTGTATAGCAGTCATTACTGTTGTGATAACATTCTGTATCGATTGCCATACCGATTGAATAACATTTCTTACCGTTTCATTTGTTTGATATAAATAAACTAATGCAGCCACAGCTCCAGCTACGACGGCGGCAATTCCAGCAATTACAGCAATCACTTTGATTATTGGTGCAGCTAACATGGTAAAGGCTAATCCTAGCACTTTAACCAATCCAGCCATGGTTGATATGATTGGCCACACTATCTTGAATCCAGAAATCAAACTCGGTAGAACACCAAGCACAGTACCAAACGCAAGAAGCAATGGTCCGATTGCGGCCACTAAAGCACCGAATGCTATAGCGACAACTTGAACACTTTGAGGTAAATCAATAAAGGCATAAACGACTTGAGTAAGCACTTCAATGATTCCAGATAATGCGGGGGCTAGAAGGCTTCCTATAGTTATACCTAGTTCTTTGATGGCATTCCATAATATTTTCGCTTCGCTGGCTAACGTACTCCACGCTTCTTGTGCTTCGTCACTTAAAGCAGTGTTTTCTTCCCAAGCGGTATTTGCTAAATCAAATGCTTCTGCTGTTAGGTCTCCGGCTCCAGCCAGACGGCTTAAAGTATCTGTGTTTCTGATACCCTTAATACCTAATTCTTCCAATGTGGAAACAACGTCCCCACCAGAAGATTGCACTTCACCTAGTCCTTGAATAAAGGATAAGATAGCTTCTTGAGGATTCTGTTGCCATTGCTGAGCAAACTCTTGAGCGCTCATTCCAGATACACGAGCTAATCCTTCTAAGTGGTCACCACTCGATAAGACTTCTGTATTGATATGTTGTAAAACTCGTGACATCGCAGAGCCACCTGCTTCAGCCCGTATACCAACAGAACTCATTGCTCCAGATAAAGCCATGATTTCAGATTCAGTTAATCCAACTTGTTGACCAGCCCCGGCTAATCGTTGAGCCATGTCTACAATCTCTGATTCCGTGGTTGCCATGTTGTTCCCTAAGGAAACAACAACCGAACCTAAACGATCAAACTCCGATTGGGGCATTCCTGTAATGTTTGCTAATTGTGCTAAAGCAGTCGCCGCTTCTTGAGAACTCATATTTGTAGAAGTCCCTAACATGACCATGCTCTCAGTAAAGTCTAAGATGCTGCCTTTTTCGATACCTAACTGCCCGGCCGTTTCTGCCACGCCAGCGATCTCCGTTGCAGCAACAGGCATTTCACGAGACATCGCAAGAATTTCACTTTGCATGCCCGCAAATTCGGATTCAGTTAACTCAGTTGTTTTTGACACACCGCGCATAGCTGTTTCCATATCCGAAAATGCTTTTACGCTTCCAGCGGCTGCTGCCATAATTGGCACAGTCACTCCGGCTGTCATTCCGGCACCGATTCCTTGCAGAGCTTGCCCGACTCGTTGTGTCATACCTTCTGTAGTTTGTTTAAAAGTATCCATAGAACTTCGAGCTTTAGCCATTCCACGAGTGAAATTACTAACGTTCGCTCGTAAATTCGCTATTAAATTAAAATTTGCCATTGATTACCTCCTCCCCGAGTTCATCAATCGATTGCGCTCAGCTAAACTAACGCGTTTTTGTTCTTTCTTAGACGGCATAAAGATCTGTCGGAAATTATCCTGTTTATCGTAAAAGTCTTTAAAACTTTCATACGCTGAACGAGTATTTCTCCCACTTCCTTTAGTCGCCTGAACCTGTTGGTTATTCCACGATTGCAAGGCCGTTAAAAAACGTTCTTCTTCTTGCTTAATCGCATGGCCTAATCCATACAGTCTAAATTCATACAACGTCATGTCCCCCGCTTCTTTGGGAGTTATTCCATAACGTCCTATCGCAATAGCCTTCATTTCATCGATAGTATAATCAATCTCATCTTGTTCTATTTCTGGTTCTTCGTAATACCCATTTCTCTCGAGATTGCGGGTTGCTTTCCCAGCTCCGTTTCGATATCGTCAAAAACTTTATTGAACTTTTTATCGTCTGAGGAGATATCGTTGATAAATTCTTCAATATCTTCATTACTTGGTTTTTGGCGCAACGTAGATGTGCCGCCTTTGATAAGCAGGCGCAATGCTGTAGGCATTCGTGATTGCATATTTGCGTTTAACATTGCAGCCCCGCCTACGTTTGTTTTCATTCCATCTGCAACCATTCCGTTTTCTTGATTAACATAATCTAAAAAGTCAAAGCCGAACGTTAATGGATATTTCTTTCCGTTAATTTCTAATTCCATGTTTAAAAATCTCCTTTATATTTAAATAAGTAAAAAAGGGAGCATTAAGCCCCCTTTTATGTTTGTATTACTCTGACTCTCCTTAAGGCGCAGGGGCAGAACCAGAGTCAGATCCACCTGCTTGCATAGATTGGTAATCATATGCATTAGCACGTCTTAAGTCAGCCACTTGATCATCTGATAATGTATCTGTTCCTTTAGCGCCTTTGCCATCAATCGCTAATGTATAAGAAAGCTCTACTTGTCCATCTGCAGCCGCTGATAATTCGAATGATGTAAAGAACCCTCGGTAGTATTTTGCGCTTACCTCATTTGTCGAATCGTCTAACGTAGCTGTATTCACTAACCAAAATTCTAATTGGTCTACGTTGTCAAACCATTCTTCCATTTGTTCCCACATAGTGATTGTTTCTTCGTCGCTCACGTAAGCAATCGATGTAAACTCAGCGGTTTTTTCGCCATCTGTTACAACGTTACGAGTCCCTTCAATTGTAATAACGTTTTCGTTTTCTTTCTCTTTGGATACTGTCACCTCAGATTGGAAACGATATTTTGAAGCGTCGACTGTGTCTTGGTCTGCTAGTCGTCTGAAATAAGAAACGAGTACAGAACCATTTAATAATTGATCCATTCATTATCTCTCCTTTTTGTTGTATCTAAAGTCCATATCTAAGACGTAATGCAATAGTCTTGTACCATCGGCATTCTCTTTGATTGGTGTTATTTCACAGCTTTCTAAATTAATGGCATAAGAAAAAGCATCCTTGACTGTCAATAACTCGTCATGAATGCTTGTCGCTATGCTATCTATTTTATTTCTATCAGTAAGCAACCCGTAGATTCGTACCGTTTGAGTTGCTACACCATTTAATTCAGTGTTTGGGGTTCGCTCTTGGCGTTCGCTGTCAATCCAAATAAAAGGGTATCTTTCACTTGAATCAGGAACATAGTCATATGTGTCTCCATGATTCATGCAAACCATAAACAACCGTCTAAAAACAGCATTGGTAGGCGTCATCGTAATAACCCCCTAGCAACTTCCTGCATATCTTTTTGGAACTTCGCTAAAGTATCGCGCCACATAGAATCAAAGAACGGCTGCGCACTCATGAATCGAGTACCGTAATTGACAAATCCACTGTAGCCAGCTTCAGATTCAATTTGGCTCTCGAACATCCCTTTATGCTTAGCCTTAATATGATCATGCATAAACCACGTATCTTTGGGCGCGTATTTTTGTCCTTGTTTTTTTCCATATTCAGAACTGTTTTGTAATACTTTTTGGGCAGACTTTGGAGCTTGTCGATAAGCTTTATTTAAAGCTCTCATCAACTCATCATCGCCGTGCAATGTAAAAGAAGCTCTTGCCATTATTCCACCACCTTTTGAATACGTACAGCGCCCTTAATTGGTGCGTCTATTGCTTCTACAGGGATATAGGTATCATCGTTGTATTTGGCTCTCACAAACGGCTCTTGCTCTTGGTTAAAGCGAACGATCGCTATCGTGTTATCACGAGTGCCGTATTCAGTGAATTGTTGTTGCTTGGTAATAAAATTCAACAAGCAAGGCACAGTCTTATCAACAACCGTGCCTATGGCTTCGTATTCGCCTGACAGCGGATTTAACTGCTTTCGCGGTTCATCGCCGTAAAGTAAGGTGATAGTTTGCGGTGTTTTCAATAAACATACACCTTACCTTTTTTGCGTTGACTATCATCGTTTAAATCAAAGTCACGCTCTAACAAACTCATATACTCATCAAAGTCCGATTTTCCTTCGTGATAGTTTACAGAATAACCATCCACATTCTCGCTGGCCATTCCTTCAGATCCTTTTCGGTTGTAGCGTTTCGCAACCACATCACGAATGATGAATTGGTATTTATCGTTAATTTTGTCTGAACCAGTAATCAGTTTGAAATGAGATTGCGCATCGTCAATTAAATCTTGGAGCAAATCATCTTGTTCATTGTCTTTAATACCTAAACGACGTTTGATTTTCTCAATCATGATTTACCCCTCCTCTAATTTCGCTATTAAGTCTGCTTTACGGTCACTTGAGTTATATTCGATTTCTTGGTCATCGAGCATAGACCGCAACTCGGCAACGGTATAATCAGAGTAATTAATCGTTGTCGGAGAATCATCGTTCTCCGGAGTTACTCCCCCGCTGTACCCGGTTGAAGCACTGCGAAGTCATTGCCTTTAGGAACAGCCACAGCGATTTCAAACACCGCACGTAGAGCTTTCATGTCTTGTTCAAATAGGTGTACATCGCCATCATCAGGGCCATTATTTTGTACTCGAGATAATGTTGCTTGGTCAGATACCATTAAGCGCAAGTCTGTACCGCGTGGAATACCATATCTAAGAGAATTAAAGTTCCCTGTTAATAAAGTTCCTTCTGGATAAGTCACGTCATTAGACAGTTGCAATTGTGTATAAGGCAAGTTGTCTAAACCACCTACACCAGTTGGACCCGATGGACGAGTGAATATTTTCTCGCCGTTGACAATAGTTCCATCTGCTAATTCCACACCACCATCGGTTAACGTACGTAATGTACGGTTCAGTACACGGTTTCCGACAAAGGCATTTGGAGCGTTGTCTGTCATGTCTTGGATGTCATAGATAGCATCTGTGGTTAGACCGCCTTCTACTGTGTTTCCAGCATCTGTAGCGGCTTGTAAAATGTTTGAGCCAAACACATTTCCGTGTAATCCTAAAAACGCTGCCCCGTCAATTTTCTTGTTGAATTTATCCACGATCAACGGAACAACTTCATCAAAGTATTGGCTCCATGTGTAGTGAAGGAATTCTTCAGTACCGGGTAAAATAACCCCGATTTTACGAGAACGTAAATCGTACGTACTTCCCTCTACATTCGCGATACCGATTTTTTCACCTTCGCCCACAAAGTAAGCATCAGATAATTCGCCAACTCCGTTACTTTTTTCTTCAATGCGGTCTGTCATTTCCTCACGTTGACCTAATCGAACCACATTAGATGTATTCACTAATTGATTTAAAAATTCTTGCGTGAATCGTTGGTTAGATACTTCTTCTCCAATCGAATCAGCAAGCATTACTTTGTCTGGGTTAAATGTTTGTACCATGCTTTATTCTCCTTTTTCGTTAAAATTAAAAGCCTGTAATTTTCGCATCATCCAATGCAGAAAGACCAGACTTCGTATCGTTTGTTTTGTTGTTTCCGCCACTTCCGATAGGCGGGTCTGTTTGTGCGTTTTTGTTGCGTTGAGCTTTAAGTAAGTTGGCTAATTTATCCGCTTTTGAAGCCATGTCATCAAGGGAATCTGCGTTCACTAATTCAAGGGAATCTTCATTCACTGTAAGACCTAATTCATCTAACTTATTGATAGACTCATCACGAATCTCACGCTGTTTTTCTTTTTGTTGATACTCTTGAATTTGTTCATCGCGTTTTTTCAATTCTTCTTGATGCTTACGCTCAGCTTCTTTTTGGCGATACTCTTCTAATTCTTTGCCGGAAAGTTGCGCTTCTTTTTGTGCTTTTTCAACGGCTTCTTGAATTTGTTTCTCTTGATTTTCTTTTAATTCATTGATTTGTTGCTCGTACTTTTCCTGTTCTTTCGAAATCCGACGCTTCATTTCTTCCACGTTGACTGTCTTTTCGGGTTCGTCTCCATTTTGGTCATCCGGATTATTTGCGCCACCTTCGGGAGTAGAACCTTCTGGACTCTTGTCTGGCTCAGAAAAGTATTGCAAGTCTAACTTCATCAATTGTTCTTCATTCATTTTGTTATGTCTCCTTTACGCTTTATACGTGCAACCTCCACGAATCTCATGCAGCTTTTAACGCCGTCAGCAAGGTTTGGGCATGGGAATCATTTGCATTGATTCCTGTTTTCATGCATTAAAAATACGCCATAGCTTAGCTACCGCGTTGGTTAAGTATTTAATTAGCTACGCTGCCAAATTTCTTTTAATGATAGTTTTGTTCTATCAACGCCAATCCCTAACAATGAAGGGGAGGTCACTCTTAAAATTTTCCACCTAAAAACGTCTATTGCAAAACGTGTCAGACGCTTCATTTATCTTCCTACTTTTTTGTATTAATTACGCTTAATACAAGCGAGATACTGCTACTTTTCTTACGACCATGTAGCGATCACCATCCTTTCTATCTTCGGTTGAATGTTTTCAAATAGAACAAAAGGACCACCACCTTTACATTGGCATTTCTTCTACCCACTCGCCGGTTTCAGTATCATAACGTTCCGTCATGTGATATCCATATGTTGAACATCGTCCGTTTGGATGTAGAACAGGCATATTAATTCCTTCTTGAGCATCTTCGACACGAAAAACTTTACCATCCAAAGGGGCGCAATCTCTACAAGCGCCTGCTTCAGCCACATACACATAATGACTGAACTCGTTCTTTTTGTAAGTTTCCATCGCAGACCGAGCAATGACTCGCCGTTCTTCTGTTTTAATTAAACGTTCCGCATGACTTTCAGCTACGTCCATTCGTTTAGCCAACTTCTGATAGTTGTTTCTGTAGCCGTCCATATTAACATGCATATCAGTCATCACGTTGAGCAACTCACGCCTCAAACTGTCATAATGACCTGTACGCCCCCAGATCTTTTCAGAGAAATTATTCCCGTAAAAGGTAGCGTTCGCTATGTTTTCTATTTCTTCACGGACGATAGGCTGACCGTTTAAGATACCGGCCTGACGTTGAGTTTCTCTTAAGCCCTCATCTGTCATTGTTTCATAGCCCATTTTTTCCATGTCATCATAGAGCTTAATCATTTCAAGGTTCGCTTCAGCTAACATCACTTCTTCACGACTTGCTCTCATTTTTAAGTTATATAGACGTAACCATTTATTGGTTTCAGGGCTAAAATCTCGATCAGCTACAGCTTCAGCAGCTCGTCGTTCATAATCGCGAATATCGAAACCACTAGCTCGTTTCTTTGCTTCAGCAACTGTTATTCCTTCACGGGTCGCATAGTTCATATAGTAGCGATTTAAGTTATTCTGCAAGGCTTGTGTTGTTCGCTCAAACAATCGCTTGATGAGTTGTTCTCTATCTACATCACGCATAGCAATAGCATTGTCGTTTTCACGTTCCAAATTATACAAGTATTGTCTAAATTGACGGCTTGTAATCTCATCCACGTAACTAACAATAGAACCATCATATTTTTTAAGTTCCGGCATCGGTGTCACCTAAATCTCTATCATCCATGAACGGAGCCATTCGGTTTTGTTCTTCTTGTTCTATCCTTTTAGCTTCTTGTTCAAAGTTTGTAAACGTAGCTAACTCAGCTAATGTTTCTTGACTTAATTGACCGCCCGCATTAATAAATTTATCAACTTCTGCCCACACATCAGAAGGTAAATTCGGATGAAAGGTAAAGGTTAATTTATCTGCTTCAATCGGGTCATCGTTCAATGCTTCGTGGATGTTTTGGATCAATTGATACCGGCGTCTAAGCGCTTTGTTGAATTGCGTTTCTTTGGTTTTTTGAATCTGTTTTAATCCAAGCAATTTATATTGAATGGCTACACCGGACTGATTCCCACCAAAGTTTTGATCATCCATGTTTGGAATGCCGGCTAACTTAAACAAATCAGCAAGCAAACGGTCTTTATACGATTCAGTGCCTTGCACATCGTATTGTTTATATAGATACTTCCCGTCTACACTGGTCTGCTTTCCGTCTGCCGTCGTTCCAGATTCAGCAAGGATCACATTCGCATCCATCATAGCCGGGATGCCATCTTTATCCATGGCGCTTAAATCCCCACTAAGGAATAGCAACGCATCATTTAAGTCGCTCATATAATTCGCTGTATCGGATTGACTGGCATCATAGCCATCAATAATTGGGATTTCATTCTCCCAATCTCCTTCACGGAATCGGTTATTATTCCACTCCACAACAGGCACCATGCCGTAATCATGTTGTTTGCGCGGTTTAACCTGCACACCATCTTTAAAGGCTTCATCAGCCAGTTCTAAAGTAAATTGTTCTGCTTTGGATGGTTTGAACGAAATGATGTCTTCATCCGTATATACCGTGATGTGAAGCTTACCATTATAAACAGGGCAATGCACCGCACCGATGATTTCTTTCTCCACACTGATTTCATGGATTAAAAAGACTTCTTTGGGATCGATAAGCACGATGCGGTCTTCGTTATTTTTATCTCTGTAATGCAACTCATACGCCCGACCATACCGTGAAGCATCGTAGCCAATATCATAATCCAGCGCTTCGCTATCGTTGTATGTATTGATTTCATCAATGACAGAAACATCCTTTTTGTCATCCTCGTAGGTCACATCAATCGGTTCAGACATGAGAAAGCCTGTGATATATCCGCTGATATATCCACCAAAGTTATGACGGATACGATTATCTGATTTGTTTTCTTCAATCCGGCGACGTCCGGCTAATATGGTCACATTCTCGCCTTTTGAATACTGTTCTAAAGTCTTCAATCGTTCATATTGAGAAGAACGGAACGAACGAATCATATTCGCTAAATCATCCTTGCCTTCTTCTGTATTAAGTAATAGATCCATGCTTTCATAGACAAAGCGTTCATTTGCTTCTTCTTCAAACACTAAGGTGTCAAAACGTTTGTTCTTCTGTGGATGATCCATATCCCGTTCAAACTGATACGCTTTAGGGATGTATTCTCCTTCGTCGTTTATATCATCTGCATAATGATCTGTGTTTACCATCGTATCCCTCCTTTATCCGAATAATCGTTTGGCGTTTCTTAACTTCCGTTTGGTGTTTTTGTGTTGAGGTTTGACCGCGTAACCCTCGTAAGAAGTCACCGCATATCTACTAGCATCAATCGCATGGTTATATGTGTCTGTTGGTTTGTTGATATACTCACCTGTCTTCTTATCCTTTTGCCACGTATAGTTCTCGAATTCTTCAATGAGCTTCACACACCGCTCATCGACAACCAGTTGATATTGTTGTAAGAATTGAATTCCTTGCAAAATACTTCCGGGTGGTTTCTTCGCACCTACAACCCGTTCGATGCCATGTTTTCTTAACTCAGCCACTGATTTTTGTTCAGCGCTATCTGCAACGATTCGCTCTTTAGCATAACCTAATCGTTTAATTTTGTCCGCTATTTCGTTATTCATAAGTCCTTTTCGAACATATTCTTCAATAAAATAAATCGTTTTGTTTGATTCGTCAATTTTCAAATGAATAAACGCACTCGGATCGTTAACAAAACCAAAATCAAGGCCAAAATAACTGGGTAGATGTCTTAATTTTTCTGCATTAATTAACTTTTTTTCGTACTTTGGAAAAATCAATTTGTCTAATGTTGCGAATTTACCCAACGCATAGATTTTGTAATAAGACTCATTGCGGTTCGCTAGTTCTTCGATATTCTCTTTAACCGTTTCATCTAAAAACTGATTATCCTTATACGTGGTGTGATAAACCACGGTGTTTTTCGGTTGTTTAATAAAGAAATACTGATAAACCCAATTAGCTTTAGAAACTGGGTTGAACATCAAATAGATTTGTTTATGTTTATGCCTTTTCTCCCGTGTACGCAATGTAAGCTGCGTGTAATCATCCAAGTTAAACTCAGATGCTTCTTCCATAATTACATCAGAAATTCCTTTGATGGATTTAATTTTCTCTGGATCGTCCATCCCTTTAAATAAAAAAAGAGCGCCATTTGGCAACTCTATACGATAATTGGATTTGTTCACTTTACAATGTTCCAATATACCAAAGTCATTTAATACAGATTGAACATCAGTAAAAATAGAATCATGAACCGTTGTACCTACTTTACGTAAGAACAACATCTTTCTTGGTTCAGCCCAATCCTTTAGCGCTTTTAACACGACTTTCTGTACAACTCCATGTGATTTTCCACTGGATGCGCCACCGTAATGGACTTCGGTAAAATGAGAATAGTCCTTTAATTTGTCAAAGATATGTTTATTGAATACTTTACTTGGGTATTTGATATTAATATGAATACTTGGTTGGTTCTTAGCTGTCATCCCAATCACCTACATCGATTTCTATATTACGGTTAGTTTGTTCAACTTCTTGTTTATCGCGCCATACATCTGGTTTACGATTCTTCAACCAAAATATTTGCGCCGTCGTATTCGGTTTAGCATGCTTTTTAGTTGTGACAACCGCGCCTTGATTCGTAACTGTTTCTTCTTCATAGTCATATCCTAAGGCTGTTTTCAGCAAGGCGTTCTCCACTTGCCTATCCACAACCTCTTTGCCTCTTTTTAAGGCCTCGGAAAACTCGTAATATTTCTTTTTCCATCTATACAATGTATCTACGTTAATTCCTATGTTTTGCGCGATTTGTTCGTTGGTGAGCCCATCTCTAGCCCATCCTTCAATTTTAGTTAATCCTTCTTTCGTTAACCATTCAGTGTACTTAGCCATGAACTCACCTCCTCTAAACAGTGTTTAACTATTCCAGTGCTGTAGTTCTTCTTCAGTAAATAAATTGAGCCCCATCCCTTGTTCGT